TTAGGTCAGCCACGGGTTTCGATACGGGTCATAATCTGTTTGGAAAGTAGCCAGTTGCCAATCGGTAACCGGCTTTTTCGTGTCATCGACTTTACGGGGGATTTGTGGATTAAGTCGCAATTTGGCGGCATCATTAAGCCATTTCATGCTGTCCTCGTAATCGCGCATACGGACAACACTGACATTATTCGGGGCAATGAGTTTCGTGAGCTCGTAGATAGCCAATCGAACCATATGCTTCTTGAGGTTGTAGTTTCGTGGATCGTGTAATGATAGGTTTAGACCGACTTGCGGCGTGTCCGCGTTCACATCCGTTTCCGGGTAAAATACCCGTCCGTCATAAACTACATATTCGTGTTCCGACAATTCGTAGGCATTGTATGATGAATCGTAATCGGCTATGGCTCCCCAACAGTCGGACACCATAGGGTCAAGATTGCAATCGAAACAGTCAAGCGTCATCAAAGTATAGAACGCCCCTTCATATTCAACGACTGACCACAGAGGATACTCGACAGGCTGCCATAACGTGACTTCCGTCTCGATCCAACCGCCGACCATCGGGATACGGATATCATCGAACTTGTACCCGTTTTCGGCAAGGCAAATATAGACAACACCGTTGTAGTTTACTTTATCACCCGGATAATAGGTGTTGAACTGGGAGTAATTTACAACTTGTCCCGCATCGACGTGGATATCGGAACACTCTTCCCAATAGATTGCCGTTGCCGGCTTGCGATAGCCGCTGACGGAGCGTATCACCTCATGGATTTGTCCCTCGAAATAGACATGCACACCCACGGGATAGGTAATTCGATGGTCGTATTCGGCGATATATTTTCCTTTTGCAAGTTCCTTTTCAATCTCGTAGTTCTCTGACAAATATTCCACAATGCTCATCTCCGCCGATTCTTCCGCCTGGATGAATCGTGCATCATTGCCCCGCGTGAGTTGTGCTAGTGCTTCCGGAGTAATTATCCCAAGATAGTCGTCATTATTGAGAAACCGTCTGTACATATCCTTGTTCCGTTATTAGTATGAAAATCCTTCCTGAATTACCGATGTGGAGACCACATACCCGTTCCCGTCGCCTCCGCTCTTGAACTTGTACCAGCTGTCGCGCAGGTAGTAACAGAGCAGGTAGTCAAGGCAGTCGGACAAGTGTCCATACCGTTCATATTTGACACCGGTTTTCGGGTCGGTGGTCTTCTGTTTGCTCTTGGTACCGTCCTCGTTACGAAGCTGGTAAATCAGATCCTGGGTAAGTTTGCGACATTTGATATCGATTTGTATCTCCCAGCCTTCATAGCCCCCGAATACCTCGTTGACGAACTCGCACCGTGTAGCCTGCGGAGGCTGCTTGCGTAACAGCTTTACCTTCGGTCGCAGGATTCCTCTGCCGAAAGTGTCCGTGATGATGGTATAGTTGTTGATGCCGTCCTCGTTGGTGGTGGAGCGTTGTAACCCGGAAGGGTCACCGGTCACATCCACTCCGCCAATATGCTTGTCCCGGTAAAGTTTTAAGCGTACTTTCCGTGCCAACGCAGGTGTGTTGTTCTCCTTTTCCTCCGGCTTGCCGAGTATCTCTTCCAGTATATAGACCTTCCTGTTTTCATAGTCTATTTGTGCGGAGAGCACCGACATTTGGGGGGCAACATTGAAGTCCCACACCGTGATGAGCGGCTTGGTCGGATCGTATGCTTTTTCTTTCAGTCCGGTAACGAGATGCCGGGAGCCGTCGAAACTGTTATAAATCGCCATATCGTTGGCTTCCACGAAATCCCAGTTGCCATAGAGCAGGCGTTCCTTTGTCGCCTGGTCCCGGATCTTGTTCAGGGCCGCCTCGTACACCTGACGGAAAGCGATATTCGGGTTGTCAAACACGGAAAAAGGTATATACGCTTCACCCTCGCGGCAGATGACCTTGTCTCCGTTTTCGTCCTGCACGAAGCGGGAACGCACCCAGTTAATCGTCGGATTGGTGGTGAGCAGCATTCTCGGGGTCTTGAATGTCTCATGGGTTCTCCAGCGGAGACGGGAGAACAGTACTTCGACGGCCCGTTCCGAGATTTCCGACACCTCATCCACCATGGCGATGGTATATTCCGAAGAGCCGAAACGCTCGAAGTTGGGGTCGCTGGGGATATCCGCCATCTCCTTCATGATGATGACCGAGTCATTCCAGAATGTGAGCGTGCCTTCGAGGTTGTTTATCTTGTAGTTTGTATCCTCTTTCAGTCCCCAGTCCTTCAGAATCGACTTGATGGTGTTCCATGTCGATTCCTTTAACGACTTGAGTGTCTTACGGGCCACCACCGCACGGATATTCTCGAACCGAATACATGAAGACACCAGCCAAACGCTGCCGATATACGATTTTCCGCCGCCGGCCGCTCCGCCTCCCAGTATCAGCTGCGGCAGGTTCTGCGACTTGCAATGCCTGCATTGAGGCCTGTACTGAGGGTTGCCTTGCTGGTCATAACCGATAAGGATTTGCTCGATCTCCCCGCCACAATGGGGACAATAGTTCGGTTGCAACAGTTTCCAGAGTTCATACTGCCGTGGGGACGGTTTGAACTCGATGCGCAGGTTTCTGGGTGGTTTGAGCCTGTTGACCGCCATTCGATTTATATAATCTGAATGGTTATGTCCCTTTCGGACTCGAGCATGGCATACAGTTTTTGGAATGTAGTACGGGATTCCAAAACTTTTCCCTTGACCGTATTCTTTCCCACGATGATACAACCGGCGGAATCTCCCTCGGTGTTGCCTGAATGGATCAGGATGCCGAGGAAATGAGGTACATCGTGCAGATATGGCATTTTTTTCTTGTACTTGGGGCTGTACTGAAGGGTAACTTTATAAGTCCCGGCAGGAATGGCGGTCTTGGAATAGACCTTTTCCTTGCAGGTACAGGAACGGCCGCGAGGAGTATCCGGACAGGTTGCCGGAAGTTCCCTCACGGCATCTTCGATGGTATTACAGAAAAATTTGCCGTCGATGGACAGGTCGCCTATGGTATAGGTCTGACCTTTGAATTTGCGGTTGAGTGTCAGCTTCATACTTCGATACTATTTGTATCGAAAGAGTAGAGACGGACGCCGGCTAATGTTTATTATATGTGTTTGTAAAAGGAGGATATTTCAGGAAATGATGTATCTTTGTGAACGGATTGACAGTATTTAATCAAGAGTTAATATGACAAAAGCGGATATCGTCAGGGAAATAGCAACGCAGACCGGTCTGGAGAAGCAGGTCGTGTTACAAGTTGTCGAAGGATTCATGGATAGCGTAAAGTCTTCCATGATAAACGGCGAGGAGGTTTATCTTCGCGGCTTCGGTTCTTTTATCATCAAACACCGTGCGGAAAAGACAGCACGCAACATAAGCAGGAATACCACGATAATAGTGCCTGCCCACAATATCCCGGCATTCAAACCGTCAAAAGCCTTTGCAGGAAGGATGAAATCAGACAAATAAGGTGATTATATGCAACAGGAGCGTTATTCAGATGCTCCTGTTACTTTATACAGGGCAACGAGGTTGGTATTGTCCGATTGGAACAGGAAACGGCCGTTGCTTAAAAGGCATTCGTGGATGGTGTTGTCATTAGGATCCGACTCCAATAAAGCCCCCGCCTTGTTTTCATCGATAAGCAGCATTTCTATGCCTTGTACGGTGGCGGCAGTTGCATCAGCAGGAATTTTCAAAAGTTCATCCATCAGATTCATGTCGTTCATAATATCTCCGTATTTGGCTTGAGTCCCGTCAAGCATTCAATGTACCAAGACCAAAAAGCGTGGGACATAACCCGTAGCACCGAGGTTCTGGTAAACCTATCCGCAAACAAGTTAAGCCCACGCAAAAGCATAGGCGAAAACTGTTTGTCCTGCGGATAAGTGAATTTTACCAGATTTCGATGCATGACAAAAGTTAACGCTTTCCGTTTTTTATTATGTCGTTCTGCCAATACACTTTTTATGCCGTATCTGCAGAAGACCGGCCATTATATGACAACGGCCGATGTGTTAAGGCTATTTCTTGGATTCTTCCAAAGAAACCTTGCGAAACTCCTTCATCAATTTTTCCAGTTCCAACGAAGCCTTGCGGGCACGGGTACCTGCGGCCTTGTTGCCTTTTTCAATCTGAAGTGCCGCATCCGTGGAGAATGTAGCATATACTTCCTGTATTTTTGAAACCAATTCTTTCATATAAATTCTATTTAAGTTATTGACCACAAAGGTAATGAAAATAATCGAGAATAAGAGCGATTTTGTCAATATTGCAAATATCACATTGGTAATCAATGACTTTTAACAGCCATTACACCGTATGATTTATCCATCAGAGAAATTGTCAAGGTGTTTACAACTTTATGGATATGTCTGGTCAGAACATTTCTTCCATCTGCCGCTTGATTTCTTCCCGCTTTGTATTCTTGTAGTAATGCTTATAGATGGTCAATGGGCTGTTACCAGCCATCTCTGCAACCACATACGGATTATTACCGGCATCTACCATCTTCGATATGAAAGAGCCACGGGCGGAATACCATGTGATGTTTTCTTTAATGCGCAGCATCTTGCATGCTTTCGTCAAGGTTTGTGAAAGGCGTGTGGAAATTTGCTTGACACGTGTAGTCTTCTTGGAAGTGGTCGTGTGTTTATGAGTAAAAACAGGAAATACATAATTTCCATAACTTTGCCCACGGTATTTATTCATGATGGCTTTTGCTTTACTGAGTAATTCCGGTTTGGCTGTTTTGGGAAACTTGATACGTTCATAGACGATGCGGTCTTCCTGGACCAAATCCCATGTCAGGTTACATACATCGACATTCGCCATACCTCCGGTATAGTAGCTGAACAGGAACAAATCAAGATGCAACTGCTCTTTTTTCGTAAACAAGGTACGGTCAACATTTGCGATTTTAGCTATGACTGTTTCCGGAACTGCTCTTGAAGTGGTTTCCGGCCAATTAATATCATCACCGAGACAGAGGAAGTTATCCATATTCACCCCGTACATCTCTTTCTTTTCTGCCTGCCTGCATACGGCACGGAGCAACCTTAGTTTGTGTGTAAGTCCGGCCTTGTTGCCATTTCTGATACCTCTTTCTTTAAGCCAAAACGCAAAGTCAAGAAGAAACTCTTCTGTAATATCCGTAAAGAAATAAGAGGAAAAGGCTTTTTCATATTTTTCCTTTGTAAACGCCTGCAGTTCACGCTTGAGATAGACATACCGTTTAGCATTGGTCGTGCTGTCGACAATCTGACCGTTCTTGATGCGTTTCTTGTTTTTGAATGTCTCTTCAAGATAATCGATCATCTGCTGGACACTCTTTACTTTGACCTCGGGTTTGGCCGCCTTGATTTCATCGAAGCAATGTGATAGCTGGACGGGCGACCAGTTCCTGCCTTCCATCTCCCAGGTATCGGCGACATGCAGATATTTGGTTCGCAAATCGAAAAGCAGTTTGTTCTTGGTAGTGGCCTCCGCACTCCCTACACGGAAACTCTGAGACTTGACATCCCAGTCTTTTAATAGCCCTGTGATGTTTATAACCTTCGGCACACGGGCGTAACCGGTCTTGAAGAAAATTATCTCCAGCTTGACCATCTTGGTGTCTTTCGGGTTCTGCTTACCCCTGATGTTAATCGTGTACATAGACTGATAACGAGTTAGTTAATGACTTATTATTAATTCGCATTAGTAGGAATCAATTGGTATTAATTAACCTACATAGAAACCTACATGAAAAGAGTAGTTTCCTTAGCGAAATAATGTTTATACGGATAAATCCGTACTTGTGTCATTTACTAACTCGTTATCAATCAACTATTTTTCCTAATCACAAAAGTTGTGTCCGAAAAAAGGGTGTGCCTTAACGGCACCATGCCATTCTCGTAAAGGAATATGACCAGGCAGAGGTTGACAACTTGAATGCAAGTGTCAACAGTCTGCGCAGCCAGCTATCGGACAGCCGGAAACAGACAGAGGAAGCAGCTGGTCGTGCGGACATGCTCCAGAAACAACTGGCTGAATGCCAAAACAAGAAACCGGTCATTGAAACCGTCATTGAAAAAGCCAAAACACTGGAGTCTATTGTAACTTTCCGCCAGGGAAGCTCCAAGGTTGACGCCTCACAACTTCCCAATGTGGAACGGATCGCCTCCTATATGAACAGGCATCCAGAATCCAAGGTCGTCATCAAGGGATATGCCTCACCGGAAGGAAGCATGGAGGTGAATGAGAGGATAGCACGTGCACGTGCGGAGTCAGTCAAGGACATCCTGACAAAAAAATATCGGATAGCCTCCTCACGCATTATTTCGGAAGGACAAGGCATAGGGGACATGTTCTCCGAGCCGGACTGGAACCGGGTCAGTATCTGCACCTTACAGGAAAAGAAATAATATCTGGGACTATGGTTCCACACAGTTCACAGCACAATCTGCAAGGTGCATGAATGCCAGAGATTTCATATGAACCATGGATTGCGGTGCGGATTATAGTCGGTCTGAAACGTAGCCAGTTGCCAATCGGTAACTGGCTTTTTGGTTTCATCAAGTTTACGGGGTATTTGTGGATTGAGCCTCAATCTTGCCGCATCGTTAAGCCATTTCATGCTTTCCTCGTAATCCCGTATCCGTACAACACTCACATTGTTCGGTGCTATGAGTTTTGTAAGTTCATAAATGGCCAGTCTTACCATGTGCCTCTTGAGGTTAGAATTACGTGGATCATGTAACACAAGGTATTGTCCCGCCTCTGGAATGTCAGCGTTTACGTCTGTTTCCGGAGTGAACACCTGTCCCTTGTAGACCACGTACTCATGATCCGAAAGTTCATATGTATTATATGCCGGATCATACTCTGCAATAGCCCCCCAGTTGTCGGAAACCATCGGATTGAGATTGTAGTCAAAGCTGTCAAGTGTCATCAACGTGTAGAACTCTCCGCCATATTTGACCACGCTCCATAATGGATATTCCATGGGCTGCCATAATGAACTCTCTATTTTCTTCCAGCCACTGACCAGCGGGATGCGGATATCATCGAACTTGTAGCCATTCTCCGAAAGGCATGTATAGATGCCCCCATTAAAATTTACCTTATCACCCAGATAATAGGTGCCAAACTGGGAATAATTTATTACCTGTGTTACATCTGTATTGATATCGGAACACTCTTCCCAATAAATAACTGTTGACGGTTTGCAATAACCGCTGATGGAACGTATCACTTCATGAATTCGTCCCTCAAAGTAGATATGTACTCCCACCGGATAGGTAATGCGCCGGTCATATTCGGCGATATACTTTCCTTTGGCAAGCTCTTTCTCTACTTCGTAATTCTCCGAGAGATATTCCACGATACTTGTTTCGGCCGATTCTTCAGCCTGGACAAACCGCCTGTTATGTCCCCGTGTAAGCTGTGCAAGGGCTTCTTGGGTGATGATGCCCAAATAATCGTTGTTATTGAGAAACCGTCTATACATATTCTTATTTCATTGTTAATATGAAAATCCTTCCTGAATAACCGAGGTAGAAACCACATATCCGTTTCCGTCTCCTCCATTCTTAAACTTGTACCAACTGTCGCGCAAATAATAACACAGCAGATAGTCAAGACAATCGGACAAATGCCCGTAACGCTCATACTTTACACCGGTTTTCGGATCGGTAGTCTTCTGTTTATTCTTTGAACCGTCCTCGTTACGGAGTTGATAAATCAAATCCTGCGTGAGCTTCCGGCATTTGATGTCTATCTGTATTTCCCAGCCATTGTAACCTTCGAATACCTCATTTACAAACTCACAGCGTGTTGCCTGCGGAGGCTGCTTTCGTAAAAGTTTCACTTTCGGGCGTAGAACTCCTTTACCAAAAGTATCCGTAATGATGGTGTAGTTGTTAATTCCGTCCTCGTTAGTGGTGGAGCGCTGCAATCCGGATGGATCTCCTGTTACATCCACTCCGCCAACATGTTTGTCACGGTAAAGTTTCAAACGTACTTTTCGTGCCAATGCAAGCGTATTATTCTCTTTTTCCTCCGGTTTACCGAGCATTTCCTCAAGTATATATACTTTTTTGTTGTCGTAATCTATCTGTGCGGAAAGTACGGACATTTGGGGAGCGACATTGAAATCCCAAACCGTAACAAGTGGTTTGGTAGGATCGTATGCTTTTTCTTTCAGCCCGGTAACAAGATGTCTGGAACCATTAAAACTGCGATAAATGGCCATATCATTGGCCTCCACGAAGTCCCAGTTACCATAAAGCAGGCGCTCCTTGGTGGCCTGGTCCCGAATTTTGTTTAATGCAGCTTCATAAACTTGACGAAAAGCAATGTTCGGGTTATCAAATACGGAAAACGGAATATAGGATTCACCTTCACGGCACATAACTTTTTTACCATTTTCGTCCTGTACAAAACGAGAGCGCACCCAATTGATCGTCGGATTGGTCGTGAGCAACATTCGTGGCGTCTTAAATGTTTCGTGGGTTCTCCAACGGAGGCGGGAAAACAGCACCTCGACAGCCCGTTCGGAAATCTCCGATACTTCGTCCACCATAGCAATGGTATATTCGGACGAACCAAAACGTTCGAAGTTCGGGTCGCTGGGGATGTCTGCCATCTCTTTCATGATAATAACTGAATCATTCCAGAATGTGAGTGTGCCTTCGAGATTGTTTATCTTGTAATTTATATCCTCTTTAAGTCCCCAATCTTTCAGTGTAGACTTGATGGTATTCCAGGTCGATTCCTTCAATGATTTGAGCGTTTTACGGGCTACGACCGCACGAATATTCTCAAACCGGATACACGAGGATACCAACCATACGCTACCGATAAAAGACTTTCCGCCACCCGCTGCTCCGCCACCCAATATCAACTGTGGAAGATTTTGCAACCTGCATTGTTTACATTGCGGCTTATACTGCGGATTCCTTTGCGGATCGTAACCGACAAGGATTTGCTCTATTTCTCCGCCGCAGTGGGGACAATAATCAGGCTGCAACAACTTCCACAGTTCATATTGTCGTGGTGACGGTTTGAACTCGATGTGCAGGTTTTTAGGTGGTTTGAGCCTGTTGACCGCCATTCCTTATACGATTTGAATGGTTATATCGGTTTCGGACTCAAGTATGGAATATAATTTCTGGAAAGTAGCACGGGATTCCAACACTTTCCCTTTAACCGTGTTATTTCCCACGATGATGCAGCCGGCAGAATCAACTTCGGTATTGCCAGAATGAATCAGGATACCGATGAAATGGGGCACATCGTGCAGATACGGCATCTTCTTCTTGTATTTGGGACTGTACTGAAGAGAGACTTTGTATGTCCCAGCGGGAATGGCAGTCTTAGCATAGATCTTTTCCTTGCAGGTACAAGAACAGCCATCAGGGGTATTAAGGCAAACAGCAGGAAGTTCTCTTACGGTATCTTCGATGGTGTTACAGAAAAATTTACCGTTGACGGACAAGTCGCCTATTGTATAGGTCGAGCCTCTGAATTTGCGATTGAGTGTTAGCTTCATACTTTGATACTATTTATATCGAAAGAGTAGCACCAACTATTGAATAGAGTTTGTTGAGAATGTTTATAAAGCACATTATATTATTAATCACGTTGCAATCCTAATGTTTATTTAAATCTTTTTGTTCTTAGCCAAATACGCTTGTGCATCTTATACCTCTTAACTCTTTTAGACTAGGATCACAAATGGTTTTGGCTATCCAATAATAGCAATGAAGCTCCTTTAAAAGTTGGCATTGAGTTGTTCTGCCAATACATTGGTGTTAAAAGGGTGACTTCGTATCGCATGGGCGTTTAGGCTATGAATAAAAGATTTGTTTAGATTGCATTATGAGAAATACCAATTAATCGGTATTTTATCATATGGGAAAATTCCTTTAATTTGCAAAAATAAAACTGCATGAATATGAAAAAGACATTCATTCTTCTATACATTTCTTTAATATTGCTTTCTTGTCAAAAAGAAGAGAACAATAAAATTTACGAATATCAGGTATTACCAAGTGAAAATGCGTTTAAACCATTCAGCTGTTTTGGGGAGAAACGTACTATTACTGTTACAATTATTCAGAAAACATTAATAGATGATATTTTAGATTCAGAGGTTCCTATTATTCCCAAAGAAGTTTTGGTCGAATTTGATAAAGTTCTGTTTTCTGATATAGAGACAAAAGTGGAGGGTAGTCAGGTGATATTAAATATAACCTCAAATATAAATAAAGAAGATAAAATGTTGAATGCCGATTTGCGGATTTCATACTCTACCATCAATGGCATAAAAAAAGTAGAAAAGATTCCACTAATTATAGATAAAGGCAAGTTGACATTTGTGTATAAAATCCAGTCGGAACAGAACCCTTTTATTCTACCAGCTGAAGGTGGCAAGTTTGAGTTGCCTTTTACGTGTAAAAAACAGACATATTTGAATGGTCTGTTTATAGAGGAAAGGTATTCAGCATTGAAAGGATTAAGGTTCAAAACGATAAGTACTGGTAATATCTGGTTTCTTACGGTCAGAAAAGATGGGGAAAAAATCGGTTTCTACAAATTTACTTTTGTGGGAGAAGGACCATATAACCAAAAGACAGAGCCCGAATGTTATTTTAACATATATATCCATGATGCAGATATGGTAGCAGATAATCCTCCGGAAATATTCAGACAAGATTTTATACAGCCCCAAACCCCAGGTGAGGATTATTATATCCCTTCCCGGACCTCTTATAAGCATGGTACTTTCGATTTCTAACATATTCAGTATTAAACAATTGCATTAGAACGATATGTATAATTTTAACCAATTATGTTTTTAAATGTTATTCTCGGATGATAGAGGGGAAGAAATAGACAGTCCCAAGATGTTGGAACATTTGGAAATAGATGTACTTTGATCATGAGACAAATGAACATATACCAGCTCAAGGATTAATGGCATATATTTGTTTACGCAACTATATACTTTATTGTACCAATGATTGTATATAATGACTGGCTGTGCTGAATCCACAACCAGCCATTATTGAAATTACGATGCTCATTAATTATAGTATTGAATTAAAAATAATTATCATCAATAAAGCGATCCAATTTTCCTTAATTAAAATATAACATATTTCTCAAAATTCTTCATTGAAAACATTAAACCCTTTTGGGATTTTTCTCTTAATCATACTATATCCCATTAAAGCATATAAAATGCCTATAATACCTATAAATAATATTGATGCCAATCCATCTTTTTCAGGATTTGATTCTTTTGGTACTATTTCTATAAATGGTATAACTAATGCGAAAATAGTAAAGAGTAAGCCTGTAATAAAAATAGCCCAGCCAGATGCTACTTTCACTATTTTTTTAGAGAGTGTTGTCTTTGTTAAAATATCAATTATGTATGTAGGTATAAATGATGAAAAAGAGTCTTTTCGTTGAATATTTTTAACTGATTTTATTTGTCCTACAAGAGTAATGTCATCACTTTTATTTCCTGTATGAAAAACTTGTAATACTATTCCTTCTTCAAAATCAAAATAATCAAAAGTAATATCAACATATTTATTGTCATTTGATATTGATATATTAAAATCATTAGAAGGATTTTTTTGATAAATAATTTCTGCATCTAAAAAAATACAATCTTTGTCTATTATCAATCTTATAGGATTATTCTGTGCAACATCACTATTATTAATAGTTTCCTTTCCATCATTCCAAAAAGCAATTTTAGTAATCGATAAATTATTTACTTTATTTCCTGCGTATAAGATATTTACAGTATCTATTTTCTGAACGTTTTCTCGTACTAAATTCACAGTTCTCAATATATATATTGGCATTCTTATTTTTTTACTCTTAAAATAAAAATATGTGGTAAATATAATACCTAAAATAGCCAAGAAGAGAGAAAATGCATTTAGTAAAGGATTGTTGTTGAACAATTCTGTAAAGTATTGGATAGTGTTATTCATAATAGTTGAATTTGATTGATATATAAATGAATGCAAATATATACTTTTTCACAATAAATGCCACTTATTTATGTGAAATTGTTTAATAGGCTTTATTCTTAGAATTATTTTTTCTTTTTTGGGGGTGTCAATAGTCGCGTTTCTACTGCAACAAAAGAAATAAGAGGTTCGAAGCTTGATTGTTCACAAGAAGGTAAGAGTCTTGTTTTTTGTGTAAGGTGAGAATATGAGTATCTGCATTGAAACCTTGATTACTTGCTTTCTTATTTATTAAAATAAAATAGGACATGCCAGTTTCCTAGCATGCCCCTACTAGTGCTTGATATGTAATTTGAGAACTATGGCATAGCGCAAACGGCATTGAGATTTGCTGTGACTGCCTTTCCCGATTCATCTAATAATGCCAATCTGCGACTTAGCAGATTGGCACATTAAAGTCCAACCAGTCATCATACACAATCGCTGATACAGTCAAGTATATAGTTGCGAAATAAAACGTAACCATATACCGCCAATAACCAGTATTTGTCAGAAGTACAAAATAAACAAAAACCTATAACACCTTATTTTAGGGTATAAGATAAGGGATGCTTATTGAAACTGTCAATTATTGATTCTGTTACATGCATCCAACCTTAAACATTTTACAAACAATATCAATGATTCTTAATAAACGGGAGGAGGCGTTTATTTATAGATTTAACAATTCAACTTTAATTAAAAAGTTTTATGGGATAAATAGTATGCAACATCATGAAGATGATCGTCATCATAAAATTAATTTCCCATAATATTCCGGCTTTTCTCCCTCCAAGTGTTCTATTAAGAAGAAAAGAGGAACAAGATGCTATCAGTAAAATACCACTGCTTTATTGGGGTATTCATACTACTTTATACAGAGAAACGAGGATTCTGTTTTCTGTTTGAAACAGGAAATGACCGCTACTTAATGTGCACTCATGAATGTTGCTGTCGTTCGGATCGGAGTCTAACAAACGCACGGCTTCATCTTTATCTATAACTTGCATCTCCACACCTTGTACTGTTATCAAAGTAGCATCCTTAGGAATCTTCATAAGTTCATTTAATAATGTACTTTTCATAATACTCTTATTCTTGGCCTGAAGTCCCTCAAGCATTTTTATATACCAAAAGAAAACGTGGGACATAACTGCAGCACCGAGGTCCTGGTAAAACCTATCCGCAAACAAGTTAAGCCCACGCCAAACATAGGCGAAAACTGTTTGTCTTGCGGATGAATGAAATTTACCAGATTCCGGTGCATGACAAAAGCTAACGCTTTCTATTTTTTTCTTTTACAAAAAATATATAAAAAACTAAATCTGATAAGCAATATAGTCTATCAGACTTTTAATATATACAAAAGAAACTCTGCATTATTTTTTATCTTTCATAAATAAAAAGTAAGCAACCAACATAATTTATGACAGCTTTATTTTTTACTCAGAAAGAGAACTACTTTTTACTTGCTTCCAAAGATGCTTTACGGAATTCTTTAGCCAGTTTTTCCAATATTAAAGAATCCTTACGAGCACGAGTTCCGGCAGCCTTATTCTGTTTTTCCAATTGAAGCGTAGCATTTGCTTTAAACGTTTCATAAGTGTCCTGCATTTTTTCTAAAAGTTCTTTCAT